AACTGTCCGGAATCATCCGGAGACTCGCAGGAATGTTCCTGCAACTGTCCGGAATCATCCGGAATGATCTTGCGTCCACGCTTGTCCCACCCATCCGGCGGCAGATAATGGCACGTGCCCGGACGCTGGATATTCTGCCATTTCTCGAAGCCTGGAACGAAAAGAAGACGCTTGCCGTCACGCTCGTAGCGAATGATGCTGCCGCACTGCTCCAATTCCGCGAACGCGTCCTCGATGTCATCAAGCACCGAATCGTCGTAAGGCATGCATTGGCCACGGAAGAGACGCGGATTGTCGAGATTCACGCCGTTGTCCTCAACGTAGCTCCATAGGTTGATGAAGACGAGTCTCGCCTTCCACGTCATCGAGCCGACGCTTTCGGACTGGTAGAATTCCGGCCTAATCGTTCTGATTCTCATGATCCGTGTCTTCCGCTAGCTTGTCTTCCATCACATGCTCCCGAATCGCTTGTAGAATTCGTCGTCGGTCATGCCATACAGAGGATCCATGCCTGTCGGCCTGCGCGCGGCCAGCTTGAATCCGCAGTACGGGCAGGTCACGTAATATGTGCCGACGACTTCTCCGCAGTGCGCGCATTCGACATATCTGATGGTCATGATCTGGCCTCGTGCTTCCTGATGATTTTCTCCAGTCCTCTGATGCATGCCGCTGTGGCCGCTTTGGCGCCGGTCATGATGTCGCGGGCGAAGAGGCGCCGCTTGGAGAGGAGATTCATGCTGCTCGCCATTTCGTCGATGTAGCCGTTCAGTTCCTCGACCGGTACGCCATTGACTGGGTATTCGCTCAGGCGCATGGTTTCCTTGTCGAGAATGATGGTGAGCTTGTCCGGTGTCTCCTCGATGGCGATGGCTTCGGCGCGGACGATGGTCACCTCCATCGCGTGCCGGTATGTCGATGATTCCCTGATGATCATTCCGTCACCGCCCTCCGTGCTATTTCAAGCATTTCCTTGGCCTGTCTGATATATTCCTCATGGAAGCCGGGAATCTCACCGGCATAATCCCATGCGTCATCCTCGTCTTTCGCCGCGTAACTATCGACGCCATCCCATTTGCAGCTGTTCCAGCAGAGCCGTTTCGCCACGGCCTCAATCTCAACGGCAGTTGGTGGAGCGGACCGTCCGGCCATGTACGCCGTACCGGCAATCTCCCGAACCGTCTGAAAAGTCAAATCATCATCCATGCCACGCTCGTAAGCGTTGGCCTCGTCAAGCATGATGCTCAATTCGTCCTCTTTCCGTTCGCTTCGATCATCGCGTACAGCATTTCGCTTGCGGCGCGGCACCTGTAGGATGGGCACTTGCCGGACACGTCGAAAAGCGGTACGAGCTTGTCGCCTTTTTTCGATGGTGTGAGCACTTGATTGATATTGTGTGGCAGCAGGTAGTTGACTCGCAGTTCCTCGGCCAGTTCCCTTGTGGTCACGAGGTAGTTCACGTCCCCGTAGAACGTCAACCCATGGCCTGATTTGAAATCCGCCATGCAGGACTTGACTTCGTAACAGGAGAACTCGCCAAGTTCCACACTTGCCGGCATGAGCACATAGCCGGGCGTGAACGGCTTGAATCCCATAAAGTCGATTCGTCTGTTTTTCGAGGTGCCCAAGTCGAAATTCACCTCGCTTGCCCAGAAGCTGACGCGGTTCTTCAGACGCTTCTCAACCAGCTCGGACAGCATGGCGGTAGTTTCAGCCCTGCTCATTTCGTATTCTCGCTTTGATTCGGCACCTCGGAAGGCATGGAGCCGGAATAGCCGAGCATGTAGGTGCAGTAGTCGATGATATGGCCGTAAGCTCTCATTCCCGCGCACAAAATCATCCTGTCGTCGTGATTATGATTCGTGGTGCGCGTGTACATGATGCGGCAATCTTTGCGTTTCGATTTGCAGTAGTCGATGACCTTCTGTAGTGTCTTGTCCTTCTGGGTGACGTTGGTAGCCATCATTCCTCCGTGTCCGGGCCGAGCGGCAATCCACTGTTGAGTATCAATGCGAACTCCTGCAATGTGATTAGACACATGGTTTTCTTCCTTCCCAATGGTTCGGGTTTGATTCGCGCGCGCAATGCCGATGGTGAAAGCCTGAGCATCGCGTCCATCACTTCGGTGACGGTGTAGGCGTGCTGTTGTCCGAGCTTGTGCATGGACGTGAGGCCCACGCCTGCCTTCTTCTGGATGACCCACGGGTAGGACGAGTCCATGTTTCCCGCTTCCGTGACGGCCTCGCGCATATGTTGCGGCGCGTCCATGGTCTGCGTCCATTTCACTTCGATGCACACGGGCTGGCCATGCCAGTACACGTTGCCGATGTCGCCCACGTCCTTGCTTCCATGCAAACGGAGGCGTTGTATGCGCGGGTCGTCCAGAGCCCACTGCAAATAGGATTCCACGGCGGTTTCCATGCGCGTGCCGTTATCCTTCGCGGTCTTGCGACTGCGCTTGCGTTGCTTGCCGCTCATTGGTCGGCCTCCTCTTCCTCGGCTTCGATTTCGCATTCGGGGCATGGGATGGGGCGCGCCGGATACAACGCGCACCAATGGATTGGACATACCGTTTCCACGTCCGGCGGCTCTATCCATTCGCGCATCAGAAGTCAGGCTCTCCGGCTGGCGCGCCCCACGGATCATCGGCCGGAGCCTGCGACTGCTGCCGTGCCTGCTGCGGCTGCTGATAGCCACCACCGTTGGCGTTGCCGCCCTGGTATCCGCCTGACTGCATCTTCTGCACCTGAGCCGTCGCATACCGCAGGCTTGGTCCGATCTCGTCAACCTGCAACTCGATGACCGTGCGGTTGGAACCGTCCTGCGCCTGATAGGAGCGCTGCTGCAAACGACCCTGCGCGATCACACGCATGCCCTTCGCGAGTGAGCGGACGCAATGCTCAGCCAAGTCACGCCACGCGCTGCAGCGCATGAACAAAGCCTGACCGTCCTCGAACTGGTTCGTGCTGCGGTTCCAGGTGCGCGGCGTGCTGGCGATCGTGAACGACGCGACCTGCGCGCCAGCGGACGTCGTGCGCAATTCCGGATCGGCGGTCAGATTGCCGACGATCGTGATAACGGTCTCCCCTGCCATCACTCAGCCTCCTTCGCGTCGGCTTCGGTATCCTCCGGCGTATCCGCTTCCATGACTTCGGCGGTCACGTCATCGGCTTCTTCCGCGCTATCGTCATCGAGCACCGGCTGGAACACGTCGCCGTAGTCAGGCGTGATGTCATCTGCGGCGACGGCAGTCTGCGCCTGCACGGTCAAAGGCAGATACGGGGCGGCGCGACGGATGGCGGTCTTCTTCGCCATAGCCTCGTAATCGGTCTTCCACGGGCCGAAATTGCCGCTCTTGCTGCGCGCCCTCGCCTGCTCGATCTCCTGACGGTTCAGCACGAGGAAGTAGTGTCCGCCGTCCTTGAAATGCGCGACCATGTACACGTGGGTCAGTTCGCCGGGGTTGGCGCATGGCACGTGGTGCAGCTCCTCGTCCAGACCATACGAGTATGAGAATTCGTCTCCCTGGTGCACGGCTCGGGCGCTGATGTCCACGAGCTGGCCGCTACGTCGCGCCAAGTCGATCATGCCACGGTAGCCCATGATGAACGTGGCTTCCATTCCGCCGGATTTCTTGTTGTAGAAGGGAAGCACGTAGGCTCGTCCCAATCCGTCCACGTTGGACGGCTCCAATCCGAGCGCGCTGCAGGTCATGAAGCAGGAGAGCACGCTTTGCGGCGAGCATTCCGCGAGTTTCGGCGTCTTGTTGATCGCGGACACGCACATCTGATAGAGGCGGTCGGGGCTGATGTTGTTGCCGACGACGCTGGCGATGCGCGGCCAGCTTTTCCGCATCAGCATCTGGAGGTTCTTCTTCGGCGTCATTTCGACCATCTGTCGTCCTTGCGCCTGCTGTGCGATCTGTCCCATGATTATTGCTCCTTTTCTTCGGTGGCTTTGAATGCGAATTTGCGGTATGTGGTGGCTTTGACGACGTATTCCTTGCGGGTCGTCGGCTTGTAGGTGGCTTGGAGGTTGCCGCAGCGCACGCCCGTATGCGAGCCGATGCGCAGGATGATCTGTTCCTGCAATTCCTTCTGAGCGGCCTTCATGTCATGAAGCATTCCGGTGGCGCTCTCGTATCTTGCGAGCAGGTCGTAGAGGTCATCGTCGGCGCTTTCGTCCACGATGTCCGGCGTGGGTTCGGGGAACGCCTTCTGCACGTCGCCGCCGGTCAATTGCGGTGGAGTGCCAGAAGTGACGAAATGCCAGAAGTCTGCTGCGGCCTTGTCGATCGCGGCCATATCCTCCACGTCGGCCTTAAACGGGATCTCCACCGGCTC